ATGGGCAAGGCAGAGGGCAACATGAACGATCCTATGTTTGTCGAAACGCTGATTATCTCCTCATCGTTTTTTATCATCGCGATTATTTTGATTGCTTCCGTGCTGCTGCTGGAAAACGGCTGACCGTTAGCCAGCCTCTGTATTTATTGTTTACGGAACGACACCAGTTCAGGACGGGCGATACGCAGATAGTCCTGGGTATCCATAATCACCGATTTTTCCAGCAGACCGGCGTTAAAGGCGATCTCGTCAAAGCGCTCAAACAGCAACGGATCGGCGACAAGCGTCAGATCCGGGTGAAAGCTGAAGGGGGGAATGGCGCCGAAAACGCAGCCGGTAAGCGCATCCACTTCGGCCGGACTGGCGAGAGATGCCTTAAGCCCTCCGAAATGGCTGGCCAGCAGGCTCAGATCGGCCTGCCGATCGGCGGCGAGGATTGCCAGAATATGTTTCTTAACGCCGTTGCCTTTTACCTTACAGACCAGCGCTTTTGCTCCCTGGCGGAGATCGGTCCCGCGGATTTCACTGACCGCTTCGCATTTCCCTACGGCCTCATGCGCCACCACACGAAAGCGCGCCTCCTGCTCGGTTAATAAGCTGATTAGCTGCTGATGGGTTGTCGTCCCGGTCACGTCATCAGACATAACGATTTCACCTGTGATTAGCCAATACGTAGCTTGCTACATTAGCACGGGAGGGAGAGGGCTGAAAGAAAACAGCCAGCGGGAGCGCTGGCTGTTGATTCATGCGTTGCTGGTGGAAGACTGTTTCTGGAGCAATTCACTAAAATATAAGTGACTGAATTTAATTAATAAAAATCCTTCCCCAAAACATCCCCAAAATAATTCCCCAAAACTCCCTGTCTAAATCACAACTTTTTTCCATTCTAGACCACGGTCATCTCCATACATTACGCTCATTGCTTCGGTTTTATGCCCTAAAAGAGTTTTGACATCTATACCCTGAGCTTTGTATGTTCTTGATGAAAGCGAGCGCTGTTCATGAAAAGGCGGGAGGGCAGTGCAATCCTTAGGCCAGGTAATATTTGCTTTATCTCTTGCCTCCTTAAAATATCTTGATATTGTTTTTTCAGGAACGTGAGATCCCGCTTTACCGTAGGCGTGATGCTTAACATGGTGGATCAGATAAGGGCTCACTACTCTATCGCGACACTTACTAATAACATCAGCCAGAGTCAACCCGATTGCATCGCACCTTAAATTTAAGGGGATAGCTAACTTCATTCCGGTTTTATTTTGGGTAACATGAAGGTGATTATCCCAAATGTCACTAAACTTCATCTCGACTATGTCACCTATCCTTTGCCCGGTTACTAAAGCCAAAAGCATAGAATTTTGAGCGCAAGGTGGCAAAGAGCCTGCGCTTTCAAAAATCAACTTCCATTGTTCAATGCTAAGTCTGCTTCGTTTCACTTTGGCTATTGGATTTTTTACAGCTAAGGCTGGGTTGTAGCCAGGATCAACCTCGCCAGCATGCTGCGCCTCTTTGAACACGTCGTTTAGTACGCTTCTTATCAGTTGGCCCATTCTGTGCTTTCCCTCTGCCTTATATTCATCAATAATTTTTGCAATGAGCCTTGTATCAACATCCTTCAGGCGAAGGTTTGGCACTCTATCTGCGAGAATCTGAGAACATAATCGTCTGGATTTTACAGTAGGGTTTTTTATCTCACCGTCACGCAACCTTTCCATCTGAATTTCGATGTATTTTTTAATCCACTCAGAAACACGTATACCTTGATCCTTTTTCCCTGAGCTCTTCATTGCCATATCAATCAGAGCATAAGATTGCTGAGTTTCTTGTTCTGCGGATATACGGTTCATCTCGATTGCAGCAGCTTTTGCCGCTTCATCATCTGTTCCAAATCCAATAAATGAACCTGTTACAGGGTGGCGATATTGCCAATAAATTTTTGAAGTACGCTTATCTAACTTACAGTAAAGGTTGGGTATTTTGACATTATGTTTTCTGGGGCGAGCTGCCATTTATTGCTTTCTCCACTAACTGGCGGGCCTTGTCTGATAATGATGACGAAATATCAACACTGCCAACCATGCCAACAAAACGAGCATCTTCATCTATAACCCAGCGTCGACCTTGCTTTAAGGCTGGCGGATAAGTCTGTTTGGTCTTTGCTATTTTGTTTAATGCTGAGTTGCTTAATGGATATTTGAATCCATTAGGACCAGATGCCCACTCATGAAGTGTTACTAACTGCCCCATGCGTTTCTCTCCACTTAACCGGCTGCACCCGGCTATCTTTTATAGAAAATGCATGATGAGCACCCACCACGGAGGCCATCATTGCAGGTACGACATCTTTTCGTTTCGTTGTTATAAAGCTGGTTGGCCATCTCCTTTGAAATAAGTACTGGCATAGGAACGCGGATAACCAGCTTTTTGAGCCTGTCGATTTCACCGGCAAGCTCCAGCAGGCGGGAGCGGCAATCCTCTGCCTCTTCGCGCCACCAGGCCACGTCTGCTTTAAGGCGGCGCACGCGCCGCTGTTTGAGTTTGCTCACCATATGCCACACCCGGTCACGGATATCAGCTGACTGATAGCTAGCATCACCACTGTGATAACCAATACTTTGGCAGAAGGCATTATTCGTTCCTCTCTCGGCCCAGGTATGAAAGAGCGCTAATCGCCTTTGGATTAAAATCATCGCCATAAATCAACTCCTTCAGCTTGTCTAAATCAGCCTGTGATTTTATGCGGAAAGTTAATTGAACTATTCCAGCTAATTGAGCATTACCGTTAACTGCGCAGTAGTGGGAAATGTATCTGTTCTCCATCACTTCACCTCCTGCTGCGGTGCTGCTGCTATCATCCTGCGATAGACATCGTAAGTTCCAAACTGCTCATCACCAGCCTCAAGCATTTCATGGGTAGGCTCGACCGGCACCGCCACCCAACCATCCGGAATCACCGGAGAGTCGAGATCATCCCGCTCTGCAAGGATTTTCTCAGCGTCGATTTCAATGCCGGAGTTGCGAATGGTTTCCACCGCATCGCGCAACTTGTAAGCTGTCGTTACAGGTTCGGCACCCTGAAGCATGGCGGCGCGGCAGGCGTCAAACACCGCATTGTTAAACTTCACACCTTCAAACAAGATTTTTCCATTATGCTCAAACCAGAACTCAGCCTTCTCAGCATCAGGTAAGAGCCCTTTCAGCACATCATCAGGCACAGATACCGGCGCTGGCGTGGCGGTGTAAAGCGGCGTTACTTCTCGCAGCGGGTCGGCATAAGCATTGCCACTATCGAAGCTGACGTTGTTTTTTGCGCCGCCGCCTGACAGTAGCCACGCCACAGGCTCCGCTTCGAGCGATGCCAGCGCCAGCTTCATCGCAGCAAGCGCCCGTGCTGCATCTTCGTTTACTGCTCCGGGCGTCGCATCGCGCTCTTCTTCAAGCTCCGCGATTGTCTTCAGTAGCCATTCTTTGGTAAGGGTAATCATGATGCTGCTCCATGACGCTGAACGGCGATAGCTTTGTGCTCGTCGATGATTTCCACGACTTCTGCATGGACCAATCCTTCGAGATAGATAACACCTGTGTCGCTTATACCCGCCAGGCTGATCAGCTCTACAAGGCGACGCGCTTTCTTAATGCTAATTTCTGGCGCTATAACGCTGCGGGTGACTTTCTTCTTACCTTTGGCAGCAGCAGAAGCTTTATCCTTCTGAAGAACCTCACCGGCCTTTTCGCCAAACTCTTTTACTCGGTCAACGGCCACATCTACAGACACGGTCCCGGACTTAACTTCTTTCTGAACGTCGTGATTGGCTGTGCTAAGAAGCAGAAGCTTTTCGACAGTAGGGACAGACTTGTTGATCAGTTTTGCTATCTCGCTGGTGGTCTGGTTGAAGGCGTTATGTAGCTCCTGAATAACAGCTGCCTGTTCCATATCGGATAGCGGGAGCTGGTTGTTACTGGTCATGATGCGCGCCAGGCGCTGAACATCGCTACCGTTGAACGGCATGATGTGGATGCGGTCTACTGGCTTACCAGCTTCTGCACAGCGCGTATAGCAGCGACGCCGACGGTGGCCTTCAACAACCCACACTCCACCTTCATCACGGGCGATAACCTCCAGCGGGGGAACGGATCCACCGTTCATCAGATAGTTGAAGAGGTCATCATCTGCCTGGCGGGTACGTTCATCATCTTCGCGTTTGTTGAAACCTTCACGCACATGGATTTGGTCAAGGCTGATGAACATCCCGGTATCGGTGCGCTTGATGGTCCCGTCACGTGTCATTTGCTTGAATGAGTTAGCCATCAGAGAGCCACCTCGTTATTTTGGGAAATGACGACGGTAGACAGCTCACGCAGTTCTCGCTGGGCTTCCAGTAAATGAATATTGGTTCTGGTCTTCGTGTGGCGTTCAACAATGCGGTCACACTCTTTGGCCCAGCTTACGACATCTTCACGCAGGGTAGCGTTCTGGGCATCCAGTTCCTTACGCTGAGCCATCGCTTCACAAAGCGCGACGCTGGTATAGTCCAGGCGGTTAGCCAGTTCGGTCATAATGCCGCGATAAGCTGGCGGAAGGAGAGGGGCGGCCTTGCGCGCTGCGTCGATCAGCTGCTCCCGGGTCATGCGTGGTTGTAACTCGGTGACGTTCTGTGTGTTCGTCATGGATAGTTTCTCCGTGTTATAAGCGCTCTGCACAGCGCTGAATTCATGGCCTTACAACTTAAAAGAGGCCGCCTTGGTCTTTAGGGGAGGTGCGTTTTCTCCGGGTGACTTCAGCTTTTGAAACCTGCTTGTCTGCCCAGGCTTTAGCGTGCCGCATCACATCATCGAAAATCGCGCCTTTCTTGCTGGCTTGTGACATGCGCTTATATAAATCAATCGCTTGCCATGCCCCCCCCTGAGCCACCGAAGAGGAAAAGCCTTGTTTAATCAGCTGCTCCCTCACGTTCTTCTCAATAAATTCGAGGTGGTTCATCAGTCCTCCAGTGGAAATATCCGCTGAATTTTGGTTGCACGAATCCCTCGCCGACTGGCGACAAAAAATAATGGGGTTTCGTTTTAATAAGCACCCAACCAGGGCACTTAGTGAAACGGGCGGCTGCCACCGCCAGTTAGCTTCTCCACAATTGGGAGCGCGTTCTCCTGAGTTGATTTAACGACTACGGCCTCTCAAGTTGAACGCTGAACGCGCTTTCAGTTGTGAAAAGGGGCGGTCGACATTAAGGACATTCAAAACTGCCGACCGCCAAGACTACACACAGCATCTGGTACAGCTACTACGGTTAACACAACTGGAAGCGCACTCCGTTCGTTTATTTACCTGCCATCCACAACCGATAGTTGATGGAGTGCGCTTTCATGTTGTGTGCCGGGATTCCACCGGCTCCCATCTGTTTTTAAAGCCACTCAGATATCGTCTGGGCTGTCACCTTATCGCCACGCTGGTGAAACGTCTCTGGCTGTCGTACTTGCCTGCCTTGCACATTCCGGCTACCCGCTGGATCTGGAAAAAGTAATGCAAGGAATCCCCGGACCGCTGCGGCACATGTGCCATATGCCGTACTGCTAACCTACCGATGGTCTTAAACATCATCACCCCGGCGCATATTGAGTATCACCAATAGTAATTAAATGGTCAACACCTGTAGTGATAAAAATATCATCAGTAGTGTTAACTTTATGATTGTTAAGGTGAAAAAAGATGCAAAAAAAAAGGAGCCGGAAGGCTCCTTATTCGAAGATATTTTCAGGCCATTGGGCCTTAACAACTTTGCCTATTATCCTGCAATTCTCATTACATTCAATGGCCTGATAGCGAGGGCTGGGGTTTAGAGGTTCAAGCCATGGCTTCCCATCTTCTCGAACATATTTTTTAAAAGTGACCTCTGAATCGTTGAAGATACCTGCAACACAGAAATCACCAGGCTCAACATCCTGTTCTGGATCTATGAGTATAAGCATTCCCTCAGGAAAACTCGGTTTTACTCCTGGCGGGGCAGTCATCGAATGACCTGATACCTCAAGCCAAAAGGCAGAATCACTGGCTTTAACAGTAGTTGAAACCCATTCCTTCGCGTCTCGTTCTGTGTATGTATTAACCGGACAAAATGAGCCAGCCTGTACTTCGGTTAATAGGGGGTACTCATACACAGAGGAATGACTCCTTCCGTTCGCAATCGCCTCAAACATAGCTGATATCTCAGCTGCAAGGGATGGGCTGAAATCATCGACTTTTACTCCGAGAATTTTAGCGAACTGTGCAGCATGGGTAGCGTTGATAGCATTTGTGCCATTCAGTAACTGAGCGACACCACTTTGGCCCATACCCATTTGTTCAGCCAAAGTCTCCTGTGAGAGCCCCAGCGCTTTTTTCTTGGACTCAAAGATAGCTTTCAGCCTGTTGGCATCGGCAATTTGTTCGGCGGTCAATGGTTTCTTTTTCATTCTCATAATTTATCACCGCACGGCATAATTACCAATCACCGCTAGTGTTGACATATTTATCACTAACAGTGATACTCCTTATGTGCAAACCACGAGGAAAACCAATGAAGATTATTCCGCTATCTGAATATGTTTTGGAAAACGGTCAGGCCAAAACAGCTGAAGCTCTTGGGGTATACCAAAGTGCCATCAGTAAAGCCCTCAAGCGTAATCGCAGGGTAAATATCTTGGTTAATGAAGACGGGAAAATTGAAGCCGAGGAAGTACGACCATTCCCTAACAAAAACAAACCTGCTGATCCTGACGTTGCAGTAACACCGTAACCCAGCAATCAGCATTTCGTAACTACCAAAGGAAAAACAACATGGTAGAGCCAAGCCTGAAAGAAGTAGTTAAAGCGATGTGCAAAGCGTACCCAGGAGGCCGTGAAGCTATGGCCGGTGCTCTTGGCATGTCAGTAACGCAGTTCAACAACAACCTGTATGAGAAGAACGGCTGCCGTTTCTTCGAAGTGAACGAGCTGGAGGCCATGGAAGACATCTCGAATACTTCCCTCCTGGCAGATTACTTTGCCCGTCGTCGTGGTGCGCTGCTGGTGGACATTCCTCAACTTGAAGACCTTGATCGTGTCGACCTGTTTGATCGTGCCATGAGAACGTCAGCAGCGCGTGGACGTGTTGATACCGTGATCCAGAGAGCTCTCGAAGATGGAGTAATCGAACGTCATGAAGCTGAAGAAATCAACGAATATCACCGCCGTCATCTGGCAGCGCGTGAAGAAGAGATCCGCGCGATTGTCGCGCTGTTTAGCCGTAAGAAAAGCCAAAAGAAGTGACGCCCGCGAGTGTGCAGCTCCGGGCGTCGTGGCGTGTCGTATTCAGTGGAGAAACTAACGCATGAACAGTTTAAACCGATTGAGACCAGCGAAGCAATTCAGATGCCTTCCTCTGGTGGGAAAAGACTCCCCGTTCGGCTATGTGGAGAGATTAAACAACCAGGCGGATCAGAACAACTACCAGCCTGTGAACGCGATGGTAGAGGCATTTGCACTGATGAACGAGAAGGGGCGTGAGGAATGGCTGAAGTTGACCGGCGATTCAGAGACCACAGAGGCATCACCGTCCACGTCATCAGGTGGGAGCCCGAGACTCGACGCGTTATATACCTTCGCGAAGGGTACGATCATGAGTGCTTCAGCCCTCTTGAGCAATTCCAGCGTAAATTTACAGAGTTAAGGGACGATCATGAGCCTGTTAATGCCATCCCGGCCGATAGTGATAAACCCTGACCTTGCGTACAGCATTGGCCTTAACGAGGCTATTGCGTTGCAGCAGGTGAACTACTGGCTTAAAGAAACCACCTCCGGACTGGAGCGTGACGGCGTACGCTGGATTTACAACACCAACGAGCAGTGGCTGGAGCAGTTCCCGTTCTGGTCTGAGTCTACGCTGAAGCGCACATTCACCCGCCTGAAAAACCTCGGCGTGCTCAAAGTGGAGCAGCTGAACAAGTCTCAGCGCGACATGACGAACTATTACACGATCAACTACGAAAGTGAGCTTTTAGATGAGGTCAAAGTGACCGAATCGAAGATTTCAAAATGCACTCTTCCATCAGGTCAAAATGAACCGATGGAACAGGTCAAAGTGGAACGCTCCATCGGGTCAAAACGAACCGTTCTCATCAGGTCAAATTGCACTGATGTTCTTACAGAGAATACAACAGAGAATACTACAGATATTAAAAACCCTATTTGTCCGGTTGCGGCGCAACCAGACCGTGATGTGTTGATCACTGATCAGGCTAAACAGGTTTTAACCCATCTGAATCAGGTGACCAGTTCGCGTTATCAGGTTTCAACAACCTCGCTGCAAAACATTCGCGCCCGAATCGGGGAGGGCTTCACCGTTGAAGAGCTGTCGCTAGTGGTGGACTACTGCAACGCCAAGTGGAGCGAAGACCTCACTATGTCTGCCTATCTCAGACCACAAACGCTGTTCCAGCCATCCAAGTTCCAGGGTTATCTGAAATCAGCCAGAAGTTGGGTCAAGGCTGGTCGTCCTCCTCGTGTTAACGGCGAGTGGGCCCGAGAGGATGGGATCTTTAAATCCAGCTTCCAGAATACCGACTACAGCAAAATCCCGGCAGGTTTCAGAGGAGCGAACTCATGAGTTTTCTGAAAACAATTCAGCTGTTCGTGGCCAATAATCCTGGACTGACGAACAAGGAGATCGCCGCAGCACTGCCGGAGTATGAGTTACACAGTGTGCAGCGTGCGGTATGCCGACTGGCAATGATGGGTAGAGCAGAACGCCATGGCCAACGTCCGACCTTCCGCTACTACGCCAAAGCTCCGGAAGGTCCAATTGGGCCGATTGTCCCGCGCTATCCGGTAAAAAAATCCGAAGTGACGCCGGAGACTAAACAGGAGGTCTCACCAAACCCTGCTGTCGTTGCGATGATGGAGAAGGCAAAGGAATTATTTGATAAGGGACTTTTCCTGCGAGCCGCCACTGTCCTGATGGATGCCTTCAACCGCTCCAAAAGCGAAGAGATGCGGGAAAAGATTATGGAGGAACGCCAGCGCTGCCTGAACATGGTTCAGCGAGCTAAGCCATCTGGTGATGGGTGGTGTCTTGCTGGCCGAGCGAGGAACGTTTGATGAAATACTCTCTGATCTACGCCGACCCAGCCTGGGAATACGGGAACACCGTGAGCAATGGGGCTGCCACCAATCACTACGGTACGATGAAGCTTATCGACATGAAACGCCTCCCTGTTTGGGACCTTGCTGCCGACGATGCTGTTCTGGCTATGTGGTTCACCGGCACTCACACCCGTGAGGCTATTGAGCTGGCTGAAGCATGGGGCTTTAAAGTCCGCACCATGAAAGGCTTTACCTGGGTTAAGTTTAACCAGCTGGCAGAGCAGCACATCAACAAAGTACTCCAGGCTGGCCTGGTGGAGGATTTTTACGACTTCCTCGATCTGCTTAACGCAGAGACCCGCATGAACGGCGGGAACTACACCCGAGCCAATACCGAAGACCTGTTGATCGCCACCAAGGGAAATGGACTTGAACGCAAGTGCGCCAGCATCAAGCAGGTTATTTACAGCCCACTCGGTGAGCACAGCCAGAAGCCAGCAGAGGCGCGTTTCCGTCTGGAGAAGCTTTACGGTGACGTCCCACGCATCGAACTATTCAGCCGTTGTGGTGCGCCTGGCTGGGACCACTGGGGAAATCAATCTGAATCACCAGCTGTTGAGCTTATACCGGCAGTTGCCGTTCCCATGAAAAAACTACAGGAGCGCGCTGCATGAAAAAGCTATCTACCGAGCATGAGAACGCTGTGCGTGATGTAGCCCGTCAATGCAACGATGCCATCAAAAAAGCCCTAAAGCAGAATCCAAAGCCAAGCTGGAATGTCGTAGTGCCTCCGATCCTGAAGGAGTACCACGAGAAGGTTAAACCGATGGGCGTAAGCCTGGTGATGTTCAACAGCGTAATCGGACGCCTGAACGGGCGTTATGGAGTCGAGTCATGATCGAATTAACGCCGCGTCAGAATGAAGTGTTTGAAGCTATCAAGGTTCACATCGAAAAGGCTGGCTTTCCTCCTACGATGCTGGAGCTTGCCGGATTAATTGGCTGCGCATCACCGAACGCTGCTGTAGCGCACGTGAAGTCACTTAAGAAAAAGGGTTACATCACTGTTGCTCCTGGCGCAGCCAGGGGCATTACCGTCGTCAAAACGGAATGGGATGCAGATCCAGTGACGATCATCAAAGACCTGCTATCCGGTGGAGATAAGGCCAGAGATAACGCTGTTGAATGGCTGAAAAAACAGGGAGTAAGTTTATGAAACTGGTGCTCCCGTTCCCACCGAGCGTAAACACATACTGGCGAGCCCCGAATAAGGGGCCGTTAAAGGGCCGCCATCTTATCAGCGAGAAGGGCAGGGCATACCAGAGCGCGGCATGTGCAGCGATCATTGAGCAACTGCGTTGCTTACCAAAACCATCATCATCACCAGCTGCGGTGGAGATCCTTCTCTTTCCGCCAGATGCCCGCCGCCGCGACATCGACAACTACAACAAGGCTCTGTTTGATGCGCTTACGCATGCTGGCATTTGGGAGGATGACAGCCAGGTGCAGAGAATGCTGGTGGAGTGGGGGCCGAAAGTGCATGGCGGAAGGGTAGAAATATCGATAACCAGGCATCAACCAACAATGGGGGGAATTGGGTGAGAGCCATACTGACGCCCGAAATTGCGCCGATGTCCGGGGTGGTTCTGTTCCGCCCTGGTACAGAACTGCTCTGGCTATTCCGTCAGGGAAGGGTAGTTATTGAGTCACCATCCGAAGCCATCCAGCATCTGCCATCTGGATTAATCCCTGAAGCCCACCAGCCTCTTACTGATGATGCCAATATGCAGGCTATTTTCGTCAACGAGAGAGTCATTCAGCGAGCTGGTGGGTTGAGTAGCCTTGATGCCTGGCTGGAGAGAAAATTTGAATGTCAGTGGCCTCACACTGACTGGCATGCCAGTGACTTTACGATAATGCGCCACGCTCCGGGGAGCATTCGTCTTTGCTGGTCATGTGATAACCATTTACGTGAGCAAACCACTGAAAGACTGGCAGGAATTGCCATGCAGAACCTGGTAAAATGGCTGTTGGAAAGGGTAAATATTGATTTAGGTTTCAGCCCTGACCACACTCTTTCGCTTCCTGAGTTCTGCTGGTGGATGGTACGTAATGATCTGGCTGACCTTGTTCCTGAATCAGTGGCAAATAAAGCACTCAGAATCAAGCCAGAACAGCATAGTTCAGTGATGAGGGAAAGCGACATTGTCCCGTCATTACCGGCTACGCAAATCTTTCAGGAGAAGGCAAAAAAGATAGTGGCGGTGAAGGTCGATCCTGAAACGCCGGAATCTTTCATGCTGAGGCCAAAGCGCCGACGCTGGGAAAACGAGAAATACACCCGCTGGGTGAAGTCGCAGCAGTGCAGTTGCTGCAATAACCCAGCAGACGACCCCCACCACCTGATAGGCTACGGGCAGGGTGGAATGGGTACTAAGGCGCATGACCTGTTTGTGATACCGCTGTGCAGAGCGCATCACGACGAGTTACACGCTGATCCCGTGGCATTTGAAGCGAAGCACGGCGACCAGCTAACGCTGTTGTTTCGGTTTTTAGATCGTGCGCTGGCAATAGGCGTACTGGCGTAAGTGGAGACGCAAATGATCAATCCTTCAGAAGTAGGCAAATCCGGCGAGTTGGTTCGCCTTCGCACTCTCGAAAGTATCTGGGTACAGGGAAAGCTCCGCATGTGGGGTCGCTGGTCTTATATCGGTGGTGGCTCGGGCGGAAACATGTTCAACCAGTTGCTGGCTTCCGGGAAAATAACCAAATCCGCTATCAACGATGCGCTGCGCCGCATGAAGAAATCCGGCATCACTAAACCTGAGCTGGAAGCATACCTGCGCGAAATCCTCGACAGCAAAAACAAAAGCGGCCTGGCATTCTGCTCGGATGAAGAGGGTCTGAAGGTGGATGGTGTTATTGCTTCCGTTCTGATGAATGACGACTACCGATCACTTTATGGCGTCATCGTGGACCGTCACAGACTTCGCAAGAGCAAGCTCCAGATGGCGAACGAGCTTAATGTCAAACACCCTGACTGGACTCTTATTACATGCCGTCGTCGCATTGATACATGGGTCAGTCTTGCAGAATCGATCCTTTACGCACCACTTTGTGAGGCGTTCGACACAAATAGCGACAGATTTAAGTTGCAGAGTGAGCAGAAAAGTGCTTAAATTGTGGTAGGCTCGGGACGTTAAAGCGAACTGAGCAGCAAAACACTAAGAAACCCGCGATTAGCGGGTTTTTTCATTTCTGATTAAAAAAACATTTTTGACATAATCGTTTTGGAAATATGCTGAATCCACTTATCAACGAACAGGTGGATACATGCAGCAGATTAAAAACCATAAAATACCTCTTGATGGCACAAACTCCACAGATTTGAATGCCTTAAAAGATATTATCGAATCTAATTCGTATATGTTCGAAGAGTATCTTCTTACTGATTTTGGTGGAGATGCGAGATACTCGGTCGTTGATGGTTCTTTTGAAATCACGGCTATAGCCGAAGGATTTTTCGAATACACAGCCGAGATAAATTTCTACGCGGGATGCGCAGACATGAACGACACCAGTTCTGTTAACGGGACTATGGAGTTCGAAATCGAAGATGGAAATATCATCATCGAGTTGGATGAAACTGTTTGGGATGTCAGATAAAAAACAATTACCTATCTAAAGAATAAGGCCTCTTCATTAGAGGCCTTTTTTATTTCCCCTCATTACTGAGAGGACCCACGGCAATAAGAGGGGGCTAAATGTCCGATCCATTAACCGGCACCGGCGCTGTTCTCGGCGGCGGCCTGCTGGGTTCAGTCCTGTACGGCGTCTTTACTCATACAGATTTTGGTGTGGTGTTCGGGGCGTTTGGTGGTGCGGTGTTCTACGTCGCGACAGCCACAAACCTGTCCCGCGCCCGACTGGCAGCATATTTCCTGACGTCGTTTATCGTTGGGGTGCTTGGGGCGGGACTTATTGGCTCACTGCTAAATGCAGCTTCGCACTATGAAAAACCGCTGGATGCACTGGGTGCAGTGATTCTGTCTGCCCTGTGTATAAAAATCCTCACTTATCTTAACAACCAGGACCTGAACAACGTGTTCAAGTTTTTCTCGCGGCTACGTGGGGGAGGGGGAAATGGTAATTGACCCGTCAGCATTCTTTAATGCGTTTATCTGTGCGGCCATAGTTATCGTGCTGATGTTTTACCAGCGACATGGCGCCCGGCATCGCCCCTTTATTTCTGTCCTAGCGTATATAACCGTGCTGGTTTACGCCGCGATCCCCTTGCAGTTCATCTTCGGCCTTTATCGTGATTCCAGTTGGCTGGTGGTGGTCGCAAACATTCTTATCTTCGCCGCCATCCTGAAGGTTCGTGGAAATATGGCGCGGTTGGTTGATCGTCTGAGGCACTAATGAACCAAACACAATTTCAGAGGGCGGCTGGTATCAGCGCCGGGTTATCTGCGCGCTGGTTTCCGCATATCGACGCCGCCATGAAGGAATACGGCATCATCGCACCGCTTGATCAGGCTATGTTTATTGCCCAGATGGGGCACGAAAGCACCAGATTTACCCGGCTGGTGGAAAACCTGAATTACGCGGCTGAAAACCTGGTACCGACGTTCGGTAGCCACCGCATCACGCAACAGCAGGCCGCCGCACTTGGCAGAACGGCAACGCAACCGGCAAACCAGAAAGCGATCGCCAATCTGGTATACGGTGGTGAGTGGGGAAAAGCACACCTTGGCAATCAGGTTGCCGGTGATGGCTGGAAATATCGCGGTCGCGGGCTAAAACAGATTACCGGCCTGAGCAACTATCGCAGTTGTGGCCACGCGTTGAAACTAGACCTGGTTACTCACCCGGAGTTGCTTGAAGAGGATGAATACGCCGCGCGCTCAGCTGCTTGGTTTTATGCCTCCCGCGGTTGCCTGCTCCATTCCGGCGATGTTGAGCGCGTTACGCTGCTTATCAATGGCGGCAGAAACGGGCTGGATAAACGCCGCACGCTGTTTAACCTGGCGAAATCCGTTCTGGTGTGAGGTGAATGTGGGTATCGAAACGATAATCGGGCTGGCCGCATTGATAATTTCCGCTATCGCCGGTGCCTTTGGCCTGGGCCATATTCGCGGCACCAACAAAGCGGAAGCGAAAGCCGACCAGCAGCGCACCGAAGATAACGCAGCGGCAACGGTCGCAGCAGCCGAACGCCGAATAGATGCAACGAAAGAGGCCAGCAATGTACAGCAGACTGTTAACCATATGCCTGGCGACGATGTTGATCGCGAGCTGCGGGACAACTGGACCCGTAAGGGTTGAGGTAGTGGACACGGCTTGCGACTGGGTTAAACCCATTTACGGCACCGCTCATGACTGGGATGTTCTGGACCGCCAGACGAAGAAAGACATCCTGGCGCATAACAAAGCGTGGCAGGCTAACTGCCAGAAACAGGAGTGAAGCATGCTGCTGTGTTCACATTCAATAGCGGGGATATTTCCATACCCACCCAAGAGAGAGCCACAGATGAAAGTTCAGGATTTAAGTCATGCCTATAGCATCTGGGAAAACATTCGAGAACTGCAAAAACAGCGCGATCTCATCGCTGGCGGAGGTGGTCTCGGTGTGACTATCCAGTCAGCATATCAGGATGCTGCCTTTGAAGAGGCAATCCGGCCTCATGCTGTAGCAGAGCTGGAACGTCGTATTGAGAAACAGAAAAAAGTCATCATCGACCTCGGTGTTTCTTTTTCTGACGGCTAGGCATTGCAGCAGGCATTCACTGAGTGCCTGTGATAATGTTTTCGGACATATTTTTCAAGGAGCTTTACATGTCCGAATATCTTTTAACCTGGGAATATTATGACCAGGACTGGAATTTGTGTGAGAAAGGAAATTTTGTGATGAGGGTTAATAAAGGTGATTCTTTCTTAGATAGCCTGACTGGTTACACCGAAGCGATGGCTGAAGCCAGAGGTGCAGAAAAGAACAGGGTAGTGGTTAGCTACTGCACAAAAATAAATTAGCTCTTAAACCAACCTATAGCCTCGCAATAGCGGGGCTTTTTATTACCAGAAGAAGGAGAAGAAGCATGTTAACAGTAAAAGTGATGTCGCCGGGCGGCGGCGAAGAGATTCATTGCGGGTTGAGTGTAGGGTTCAATCCGGGGCAGCAGAGCATCGCGGTATCGGGAATGGACAAAAATGTATTCCTGAAACCCGGCGAGGTCGCCTATGTGATGAACCAGAATGGAAAGACGGTATCTCGTTACGAGCATATTGCCAGTCAGGAAGCACTGCATAACGCGGTGGATTCGTAGCCATTACAAAGCTCACCTGCTGGTGGGCTTGATAATGGTTGTCCCCACAACCGGATAATGTTGGCGGCATCCCCTGTGAGATATGGGGAAGAGCAGGCAACGATTGACTACCTGCTCTTATCTTTTAAAGACTAAATCCAAGCTTTTTTGCAAGGTTTTTAATCAAACTATTGGTATTGAGATATTCCGTTGTTCCTACAGCAGCGCCGCAAGAAGCGCACTGGATGAAAAGGATACGAAAATTACTGTTCGAGACAGGGTGCTCCTTCATTTCGAACCTTGTAGATGAGCACTTTGGGCAAGAAGTTGTAGCCATAAAAATCCTTATAAGAGGTAATCAGCCATCCCTCTTGTTTAGGTTCGCTGATGTCCCACCATCAACGGACTGAGTAGTCAACATATCCAAAATTAATAATCCTAGCAATTACATGGTTTTGGTTTTATGCGCATCGCACGCGCACATCAAAGAAAGTCTTTCAGCTGTGAGCCTGGGCAAACCGTTAACTTTCGGCGGCTTTGCCGTGCGACAGGCTCACGTCTAAAAGGAAAATCAAATGCAGGTCACTATTGATGGTGTCCCGTATGTGCCTGCCTGCGCTTCAGCGTCACGGATTGGCATTGCCATTTCGACACATCAGCGCGCAGACGTTTTAAAACGTTCTCTCGAACAGCATCTGAGGCACCTGCCAGCCGGCGCGCTGGTAGTGGTAGTCGATGATGGTTCAAAACCTGCCGCAGTAGTGCGTGACGGCGTGCAGCTGCTTCGCCATGAAACATCACTCGGCATTGTTGCTTCGAAGAACGCCAGTTTAACCGCGCTAATGGACGCCGGGTGCGAACATCTTTTCCTTTGGGACGATGACGCCTGGCCCATCGCTGATAACTGGCACTTGCCTTACATCGAATCACCTGAGCCACACCTGGCTTACCAGTTTCTCGATCTGGCAGGGACGAATAAGCTGAAGGATATGGCGGTCCTGTACCGGGATGATAAGCACATCGCTTACACCGGGCAGCGTGGCGTGATGCTGTATTACCACTGTAGCGCTATCGAGAAGGTTGGCGGTTTCGATCCGGTTTACGGTCGCGGCATGTACGAACACAGCGACCTCGCCCTGCGCATCCATAATGCTGGCCTGACGACGTGGGCTTACGGTGATGTGGTCGGTTCAGAAAAGCTGATCCATTCTCTCGATGAGCATGAAGCCGTAGAGCGTTCGGTACCGCGTCCCGACCGACAGGCGCTGGTGGAACGTAACGTGAAGATCCACAACGAACGGCGTGATGCCGGGTTTACTGGTTACGTTGAATACCGCCAGCAGCGCGACGTGGTTATCACAACGCTGCTCACCAGTCAGCCTGACCCGCAGCGCGGCACGAGAATGGTGGCCTCGCCTGACATGCTGAGCAAATGGGCGGCCTCGCTTCGCCAGTGTGGGCGTATAGCGCTGGTGGATGAATTACTGACGGCCCCGGCCGATGTTGAGCTGTATCTCGTACCTGACGTGAAGATGAATGTCTACTTCCGTCGCTGGCTGCACATCTGGCAGCACCTGCGAGAACACCCTGAATACCGGTTCGTCTGGTGTACCGATGGTACCGATGTCGAAATGCTTCGCGCGCCGTGGGAAGAAATGGAAGCCGGAAAGGTGTATGTCGGTTCAGAACCAAAGACATACGCCGATACCTGGGCAAAGCAGAATCATCCGGAGCGCATCTATCAGGAGTTTATCGAAGCGCACCGCAACGATGTGATGCTTAACGCTGGGCTGCTGGGTGGTACCCGCGCTGATGTAATGGCGTTTGCTCACGGCATCATCCGTCTTTACTACCGGATCGAGAGTTATCGTTTCTGGAAGAAAGAACAGGCTGGCGCCGCGGTGGGTGATATGATCGCTTTTGGCATTGTTGCTAAATCGTTTGGCGATCGCATTGTCACCGGCCCGCGCATCCACACTATTTTTAAGTCCGATGGTGTCGGTAAAGAGTACGCTTTCTGGCGCCATAAATAACAGGAGGTCTTATGATTTCGTATGAGGTTGAGTTCCCGACCCAAAAATCTGTAAGTTTCAAAATTAATGGTTACTCCTCAGCAGAGGGACTGGACTGTAAAACAGTAGAGGCTATTGGCGGTGAAGTCAAAGTACAGCTCGATAAGAAAAACATGTTGACTGTACCTTATCGTGAAGACATTACAGCAGACTTTACTCTTGAAGGTTACAAGCAGCGCGCTGAAACTCACGCGAAAACTGTAATCGATCAGATTGTGAATGCGGCTCAGCACCGAGCCGCCGACGATTTAATTCAGGAAGTTACGAACGCGATTGCTTCTTCTGAATTATTTTCTCAACTCTCTCAATCGCTTCGTGAGCATCTGGGGCAGATGAAATTTCAGGCGGTGTAACCTCCTTCAGTACATCCATCAGAACGTCCCCAACATTCTGTTTTGGTGACAGCTTGTTAACAGCTTCAATAATCAAAGAAAAAACCAGTTTATTGGTGGCTTTTTCAATCTTTAATTCACGTTGTAAATCTGCAACTGCTTTTTCCAGTTCTGACATGGAGCTCATGGGTATTTTCCTTATAAGAGGTAATCAGCTATCCCCCCGCGACAGAGTGCGCCAGTGTCCCACCACTGACGGGCTGAATGCTTACCTTAACCAGGGTTAAAGCGGAGCAACACCCTGATATTCAGACAGTAGCCGCCATCGTGCGGCTTTTTTATTGGAGATTCGCTGGTGGCTGAAGAGATTAAGTTTGTGGTGGTCGGCCATGTTTCTCGCATAGTTCATGCACAACGTCTCGCTGCGATGCTGGATGCCCATCTGCTTATTGATGACGGTAACCACGGTGCGAACTGGAATCATCGGCGTGCGCTTGAGTGGACAGCAGAACAAACCTGCCGGGTAGTTGTTGTTGAAGATGATGCGATGCCAGTGGACTTGTTCTTCACTTCAGTCACGAGCTGGCTTAACCGCTTCCCGGAATCGCTGCTGAGCTTTTATCTCGGTACCGGGCGGCCTCCACAGTATCAAATGCAGATTGCTGAGCGGCTAATCGTGGCTGATAAGACACGCGCTGATTACATCACGCTGTCGAGACTCATTCATGGCGTTTGCTATAGCGTCCCGCCTGAGCATGTGCATCGCGTGCTATCCCGTTGGGATAACAGCAAGCCCGCCGATTACGCTGTGGGTGATGCATGGGGTGGCTCAGTGATCTATCCGTGTTACTCGCTGGTGGACCATGCTGACGGCGAACCGGTTGAGCGTCACCCTGACTCAGCACCACGCACAGAACGCCGCCGGGCGTGGAGGTTGGCGTGATGCCTGCGTTAATACCGAGAGCATGCCGCAAGCGTGGCTGCCCCGGCACAACCACAGATCGCTCAGGATATTGTCCCAAACACATCAACGAAGGCTGGCAGCAGCATCAGCGGGGACAGAGCAGGCATCAGCGAGGCTACGGCAGCAAATGGGACAGGCTGCGCCCAATCGTTCTCGGCAGAGATAAACACCTTTGTCAGGAATGCCTGCGAAATGGAAGGTATACACCCGCTGAGACGGTGGACCACATCATCGCCAAAGCAAATGGGGGTACCGATGACCTGTCCAACCTCGAAAGCCTCTGCAAGCCCTGCCACAGAGCGAAGACAGCGGTCGAGAGACTCAAACGATAACATTTCTCATTTGAAATGAGAAAGGGGGAGGGTGGGGAAAAACCTCAGGGGAATCACCCTAAATGACCGCCGCCCATCCTTTTTTCACATCGTCGCAGGTTAGAAAACTTTTTTATGGGGTCCCCCATTCGATGATTAATAGGAGTTTTCGATTATGTCTGGACCACCGAAAACCCCGACCCATCTACGTTTGGTGAGGGGTAACCCATCTAAACGCCCGATCAATGAGAACGAACCAAAACCCCCTTCAGGGGTACCCCCAACGCCGAAGCATTTCGACAAGCAGGGGAAATACTGGTTTAAACGGATGGCCGACGAGCTTGATGCTATCGGTGTGATGTCTCAGCTTGATGCCAGAGCCCTTGAGCTGCTGGTTGAGGCCTATACCGAATACCGGCATCACTGCGACACGCTTGAAGTTGAGGGCTACACCTACCGGACCGAAACGCAGAGCGGGGATGTGCTGATCAAGGCTCACCCCGCCGCCATCATGAAAGCTGATGCCTGGAAACGTCTGCGTGCCATGCTTGGTGAGTTCGGCATGACTCCAGCCAGCCGATCGAAAGTAAATGCAAAAGGTCCTGAAGCGGTTGACCCGCTGGCCGAGTTTATGAAAGCGAGGGATTAATGGCTAAGGTTGCAGAAGGCATCCGCTACGCCGAGAGGGTAGTGGTGGGGGAAATTATTGCCTGTGAGTATGTGCGCCTTGCCTGTCAGCGTTTTCTTGACGATCTGGCACACGGCGAAGAGCGCGGTATTTTCTTCAGTGAACCGCGCGCGCAGCACATTCTGAATTTCTATAATTTTGTACCTCACGTAAAAGGCGCACTGGCAGGGCAGCCTATTGAGCTGATGGACTGGCACGTTTTCATCCTGATTAATATTTTTGGTTTCGTGATCCCACTGGTTAACGAAGAAACGGGAGAAACCGTTTTGCGTAACGACGGCAGCGGTCGTCCAGTAATGGTTCGGCGCTTCCGTACCGCAGATGTTGAGGTGGCCCGTAAAAATGCCAAATCAACGCTTTGCTCCGGCGTGGGGCTTTATATGGCTGGTGCCGACGGCGAGGGCGGTGCGGAGGTTTATTCCGCTGTAACCACCCGTGACCAGGCACGAATTGTTTTTGAAGACGCGAAGAATATGGTCAAGAAGGCGAAAGCCACTCTTGGGCGGATCTTCGAATTCAACAAGCTCGCTATCTACCAGGAGCAAACGGCCTCCAAATTCGAGCCTTTATCATCAGATGCGAACAACCTCGACGGCCTGAACATCCACTGTGCCATCGTCGACGAGCTGCATGCTCACAAAACCCGTGACGTCTGGGACGTTCTGGAGACGGCAACCGGTGCGCGTCGGCAGGCGCTGATTTTCATGATCACCACCGCCGGTTTCAACAAAGAAGGCATCTGCTACGAATTGCGTGATTACGCCATCAAGGTGCTGCGTGGGCTGGTAAAAGACGATACGTTTTTTGCCATCATCTACACCTTAGATGAAGGTGACGATCCCTTTGATGAAAAAGTCTGGCAGAAGGCGAATCCGGGGCTGGGTATCTGTAAGCGCTGGGATGACCTGCGCCGCCTGGCTAAAAAGGCGAAAGAGCAGGTTTCGGCCAGAATTAACTTTTTCACCAAGCACATGAATATCTGGGTTACCGCTGAGTCAGCCTGGATGGACATGATGAAATGGGAGAGATGCGAGTTTATTGCCCCGCAGCACGAACTTAAAACCTATCCCTCCTGGGTGGGCGTTGACCTGTCAAACAAAATTGATATCTGTGCGGCCGCGAAAGTCTGGCGCGCGCCAGATGGCCACGTTCATGCGGATTTCAAATTCTGGCTACCGGAAGGACGCCTTGAGAAATGTTCACGCCAGATGGCAGAGCTCTATCGTAAGTGGGCCGGGATGGACAAGCTGATCCTTACCGACGGGGATGTAATCGACCATGCTCAGATTAAGGAAGAGCTACAGCTGTGGGTTGCTGGCGAGAGCCTGAAAGAAATCGGCTTTGACCCGTGGAGTGCGACGCAGTTCAGCCTTGCGCTGGCAGAAGAAGGGTTGCCGCTGGTGGAAGTACCGCAGACGGTTCGCAATTTCTCTGAGGCGATGAAAGAGGTCGAAGCGCTGGTATACGGTGGCCGCTTCCATCACAGCGATCACCCGGTGATGAACTGGAAGATGCCAGCGTAACCGTCAAACCGGACCGGAACGAGAACATATTCCCAAATAAGTCCACACCTGAGGCCAAGATTGATGGCCCTGCGGCCTTGTTCACAGCAATGAGCCGCGTTCTGGTTAACGGTGGCAACGACCAGCAGGATCTCTCCGGATTCTTCAATAATCCGATCATAGTGGGTATCTGATGGCTAAGAATAAACAACCCGGGCGTGTAAAAAGCGCCCTGTTAAACTGGCTGGGAGTACCAATCAGTCTCACGACAGGTGAATTCTGGCGTGAATGGTATGGCACCAGTAGCAGCGGAAAGGTTGTTACCGCTGATAAAGCGATAAAACTCTCTGCTGTCTGGGCTTGTGTCAGGCTGTTGAGTGAGTCCATTTCAACACTCCCACTGAAAATATACGTGCGCCAGCCTGACGGGTCTCGAAAGGCTGCGACAGATCACCCGGCCTATTCGGTGCTGTGCCGTCGCCCTAACTCAGAAATGACGCCATCCCGCTTTATGTTGATGGTAGTAGCCAGTATTTGTCTTCGCGGGAATGCCTTCATTGAGAAGAAATTCATCGCAAACCGCCTGGTTTCGCTGGTGCCTTTGTTGCCGCAGAACATGGTGGTTAAACGGCTCACTACCGGGGCGCTGGAATACAAATACACTGAAAACGGAAACGAACGCATCATTCCGGTTAAAAACATGATGCACATTCGCGGATTCGGGCTGGATGGTGTTTGTGGGATGATGCCGATGAAAACAGGCCGGGATGTGATCGGTTCTGCTATGTCGGTGGATGAAGCGGCAGCAAAAATTTTCGAGAATGGCCTTCAAAGCACCGGATTTTTGTCCTCTGAAAATGCGCTATCTGACGAACAACGTGAAAGACTTCGCAGATACATGGCTGCATTTATCGGTTCAAAAAATGCCGGAAAGCTGATGGTTCTGGAAAATAAATTAACTTACCAGAACGTCACAATGAACCCGAAGACGCACAGATGCTTGAAAGCCGTTCATTCAGCATTGAGGAAATCTGCCGCTGGTTCCGCGTTCCGCCCTATATGGTTGGGCATACGACAAAGCAGAGCAGCTGGGCTTCGAGTCTGGAGGGTATGAACCTTCTTTTCCTGACGCACACCCTGCGACCTTTGCTGGTGAACATCGAACAGGAAATTGGACGGTGCCTGCTTGACAGCGATGACGAGGTGTTCGCGGAGTTCTCCGTAGAAGGACTGCTGCGCGCCGACAGCGCGGGCCGTGCTGCGTACTATACCAGTGCGCTCCAGAATGGGTGGATGTCCCGTAATGACGTGCGCCGTCTTGAAAATATGCCACCGATTGAAGGGGGTGATATTTACACCGTTCAGCTCAACCTGACGCAACTGAAAAATCTCGAAAGCAGCAATCCTGCTGTTCAGGCTCTGGCCCTGAGAGAACTGCATAACCACATATTCCCTGATATTTCCTTTGAACAATCTCCGCTGAAACAGGCCGCTTAGGAGCACTTTCCTGATGAGCAAAAAACAACTTCCGGCAGCACCGGCGGGTCGCCCCTGCGCGCGAGTCACCTGTGAAACTTTACCCTCCGCCCTGGATCGCTGGGATGGCGGGATCAAAGCCGCGTCCACCGACGACAACAGTATTTCTGTTTTTGATGTGATCGGGCAGGACTACTGGGGTGAAGGCGTAACAGCCAAACGTATCGCCGGTGCGCTACGGGCGATGAATGGCGCCGACGTCACGGTCAATATCAACTCCCCTGGCGGTGACATGTTCGAAGGCCTGGCAATCTACAACCTTCTGCGTGAATACGAAGGCCGTGTGACGGTGAAGGTGCTCGGTATTGCCGCCAGTGCCGCCTCGGTCATTGCGATGGCCGGGGATGATATACAGATCGGTCGTGGTGCCTTCCTGATGATCCACAACTGCTGGGTCTATGCGATGGGTAACCGCCATGACTTTGCGGAACTGGCACAGTCTCTGGAGCCCTTCGATAACGCTATGGCAGACATCTACGCGGCGCGTTCCGGCCTTGATATGGCAGCTGTTCAGAAACTGATGGATGCCGAGAGTTATATCGGTGGCAGTGACGCTGTGGCGAAGGGACTGGCAGACAGCCTGCTTTCTGCTGATGCGGTCAGTGATGGCGATGAATCACCCGCGGCCGCGCTTCGCAAACTTGATGCGCTGCTGGCTAAAACCAACACCCCGCGCTCTGAGCGCAGAAAACTCATTAAAGCCTTATCCGGTGGCATGCCTGGCGCTGTCACCACCAACGACGGTACGCCGGGCGCTGCCGAAGATATCAAACCTGAAACCCTCAATTCACTTGAAAGCGCTCTTGCGGCGTTAGTCAAATAAGGACCCTTTATGTCTGAAGTAAACGAAATTCTGAAAAAAGTCACTGCCAGTATTGAAGAGGCAACCGGCAAATTCAATGCGAAAGCAGAAGACGCACTCAAAGAGGCACAGAAGTCAGGCAGGCTGTCAGAAGAAACAAAAGCAGCCGTTGATAAAATGGCTTCTGAGTTCAATGCGCTGCGTGAAGCTGAAAAAACCCTGAAGGCCGCAATGGGCGAACTGGAGCAACATGTTGCCCAGATGCCGATGGCAAACGCGAAACAGGTTGTCGAGTCCGTTGGTCACCAGGTGATCTCCGCTGAAGCCCTGAAAACCTTTGCTTCCAGCGTGGAAGGCGGTAAGCGCATCAGCATCCCGGTTAAGGCTGCCCTGACTTCGGTGGATGTGCCTGATGGTGTTGTGGAGCCACAGCGCCTGCCGGGTATTGATACGGCACCGAAACAGCGCCTGTTCATCCGCGATCTGATCGCTCCAGGCCGTACGTCCTCCTCAGCTATTTTCTGGGTGCAGCAGACAGGCTTTACCAATAACGCGAAAGTGGTTCCTGAAAATACGCAGAAACCATACAGCGAAATTGAGTTCACGCCGAAAATCACTGGCGTCAGCACTATCGCCCACCTGTTCAAAGCCTCAAAGCAGATCCTGGATGACTTCGCACAGTTGCAGTCCACCGTTGATGCCGAAATGCGCTACGGACTGAAGTATGCAGAAGAGCAGGAAATTCTCTTCGGTGATGGAACCGGCGTTCATCTGCACGGCATCGTTCCTCAGGCGTCAGCGTTCAATCCGGCGTTCACTGTCGAACAGCAGAGCGGGATTGACGATCTGCGTCTGGCAATGTTGCAGGCACAGCTGGCACGCTTCCCGGCGTCTGGTCATGTTCTTCACTTCATTGACTGGGCGCGGATCGAGCTGACCAAAGACAGCCTGGGTCGTTACATTCTGGCGAACCCTGCGGCGCTGACTGGTCCGACTCTGTGGGGCCTGCCGGTTGTTGCAACGGAAGCGGCTGCCTTCCAGGGTAAATTCCTGACCGGTGCATTTAACGCTGGCGCGCAAATCTTCGACCGCGAAGATGCGAACGTGGTTATCTCCACGGAGAACGCCGACGACTTCGAGAAAAACATGATCACCATCCGTTGCGAAGAACGTCTGGCGCTGGCTGTGAAACGCCCTGAGGCGTTCGTGTACGGCTCATTCAGCACCGGCGCGGGTAGCTGATAACTATTGCGGCCTTCGGGCCGCTTTTTTCGGGGCAAACAAATGCTTGATCAGAATGTGGTGAAACAGCATTGCCGCATTGATACCGACTTTACGGGTGATGATGCTCTGCTGGAGATTTACACAGGTGCAGCGGCCCGGTACGTCCAGACATGGACACGCCGAACGCTCTATGAAAAGGAAAGCAGCCCTGGGTACGCTGACGATCCGGATCCGATACTGCTCAATGATGATGTCAAGGCAGCCATGCTATTGCTTATCGGTCACTGGTATGCAAACAGGGAAGCGGTAAACATCGGGAACATAACTTCAGCCGTACCTTTTGCTGTGGAAGCGCTATTGCAGCCATACCGCATTTATGGATTGTAGGGAGGGGGGTATGCAGGCCGGAAGACTGAGAGACATGGTGGTTATTCAGAACATAACAACATCCAGAGACCCTTCTGGTCAGCCTGTTGAAACGTGGCATGACGGCGCAGAAACCTGGGCAGAAGTTAAGGGCATCAGTGGCCGTGAGTTAGTAGCCGCTGGTGCAGAAACGGCCGTAGCCACTATCAGGGTATGGACTCGATTTCGTAACGATATAACTGCTGCGTCCAGATTCAGGGTTATGACTGGCCCGTTCAAAGGAACCATTTTGAATATCGTTGGTCCACCAATCCCTGATTCTCGCGGTATTCAGCTCGAAATTCTTTGTAAGCAGGGGATCGAAAAATGATTGAGACGAGCCTCGATTTTTCCGGGTTAAATGACATCGCAAAGGATCTGGAGGCGCTTAGCCGCGCTGAAAATAACAAGGTTCTGCGTGATGCCACGCGCGCCGGTGCCGAAGTGCTTAAGGAAGAAGTGATCGCCCGCGCTCCGGTGCGTACCGGGAAACTGAAAAAAAACGTGGTGGTGGTGACCCAAAAAAGCCGCCGCCGCGGGGAAATTTCTTCCGGTGTCCACATTCGTGGTGTTAACCCGCGCACCGGGAACAGCGATAACACGATGAAGGCGAATAACCCGAGAAACGCCTTTTACTGGCGCTTTGTGGAGCTGGGAACGGCCAACATGCCTGCACATCCGTTTGTGCGACCCGCTTACGATACGCGCGAGGAAGAGGCCGCCAGCGTCGCCATTGCCAGGATGAATCAGGCTATTGATGAGGTATTGAGCAAGTGAATGAAGATAATATCTACGGCTTGCTCTCTCCCCTGGCAGAGGGACGGGTATATCCCTATGTTGCGCCATTAGGTAGTGACGGGAAACCGTCTGTCTCTCCACCCTGGATTATCTTTTCCATCGTCGATGATGTTTCCGCTGACGTGCTGTGTGGACAGGCAGAGAGCAGGGTTTCCGTTCAGGTCGATGTGTATTCCACTTCGATCGCTGAATCACGCTCCCTGAGAGATTTGGCGCTCGCTTCGCTTAAGCCGTTAAACCCTACAGAGGTGGTAAAAATCCCCGGGTACGAGCCAGATTATCGGCTCTACCGTGCCACCCTGGATTTTAAAGTTACCCCCTGATAATTAATTCACCCAACGAACCCGTCTGATGGCGGGTTTTCTTTTTCCAGGAGACAGCTATGTCTGCACTTTATGAAAAATCGCAGCTGACGAAGATCCTTATTTCCTCTGCGCCAGCCACCAAGGAAACGATGGACTCCGCAAACTTCCTCGATCTGAGTTGCACCATTAAAGAAATTCAGTTCACCGGTGGTCAGAAGCAGGATATCGACGTAACAACGCTTTGCTCTACCGAGCAGGAGAACATCAACGGTCTGCCTTCTCCGTCAGAAATCTCCCTGTCCGGCAACTTTTACAAGAACCCGGCGCAGGATGCCTTGCGCGATGCGTATGACAACGATACGACCTACGCTTTCCAGGTCATTTTCCCGTCCGGGAAAGGCTTTAAGTTCCTGGCTGAAATCCGCCAACACACCTGGTCTTCCGGTACCAACGGCGTAGTGGCGGCAACGTTCTCCCTGCGCCTGAAAGGTAAGCCTGAAAACATCGAGTCTGGCTCCTGAGAGGTCGCATGAAGAATATTAAAAATCTCGCCCTGGCTAAGATGTCGGGTTTTCGTCATAAGACAGTCGCCGTTCCTGAGTGGGAAGGCGTAAAAGTGGTTCTCCGTGAGCCGTCAGGTGAAGCCTGGCTGCGCTGGCAGGAAGTGGTGAAAGCGGGCGCTGATGATGAAAATGTGTCGGTATCGGAAAAGGCACACCGTAATCTTTGCGCTGACGTGGTGCTCTTCATTGACGTTCTGTGTGACACCGATAAGCAACCGGTATTCAGCGTAGACGAAGAAGAGCAGGTGCGTGAAATCTACGGCCCCGTCCATTCACGCCTGCTCAAACAGGCGCTTGACCTGATCAACAATGCGGACGAAGCGCGGGAAAAGTCTCAACCCCCGGCGTAAAGTTTCTGATGTCGCTTGCGCTCCGGATGGGGCGCACGCTCTCAGAGCTTCGGCAGAATATGACGGCAAGCGAGCTTCTGATGTGGATTGAGTACGACAGGCAAAGTCCGGTTGGCGATATCCGTGGTGACATTCAGGCAGCCCAGCTCGTCTCTGCCATCTACGGCTCGCAGGGGGCAAAAGTACCGCTGGACGATGCGATCCTGCGCTGGGGTGGTGATGAGCAATCAGCACCGAAGGACCCGTTTGCAGGGCTTGAGGCTGCACTTACAGCTGCAACTCAGTGACAAATCTAGTACCTGGGTTTAGCATTAGCATGAATAATGCAATCAAGGTGCAAAAATGAAAAAGTTAATTATAGCCGTCATGTGTTTGTTTTTTATCAGCGCGTGTAAGTCTGAGAAAAATGATTTTATTAAAAATGGCGAAAACATCGTCAGAGAGAAATTAAATAACCCAGATGATGCTAAGTTTAACGCTGAATATTTTAAGTATGGTGATAATGCAGCATACGTTTGTGGTGATGTGACTTACAAAAAAAATAATGATGACACAAGTTATCGTAATAAATTTTACGTCTATGTCGAGATTATTGATGGGAAATTAACAAGTAATGGTTCAGCAGTGGTGATTAAAGAGGACGACAAGGCATTTCTTGAGGTCTATAAGACGCTTTGCAGGTAGGGCAATTTTATTCAATACGAAGCTCGCTGTGTGCGAGCTTTTTTATTTGGTGAAAGCATGGCAACTCTTCGCGAACTGATAATCAAAATATCTGCTAACTCCCAATCGTTCCAGTCGGAAATTTCCCGCGCCTCACGCATGGGGCAGGATTATTACCGAACCATGCAAAATGGTGGCCGCCAGGCAGCGGCAGCGTCAAGAGAAACTCAGAGGGCTTTAGCTGATTTAACGGGGCAGCTTAATTCTGCAAAGGCGTCTGCTGTTGGTCTTGCTGGGGCATTTGCAGGAGCATATGCCACCGGGCACCTTATTTCTTTGGCTGATGAGTGGAATTCAGTTAACGCCCGGTTAAAGCAGGCATCAAAATCCTCCGATGACTTCAACGAGTCACAGCGTGCACTGATGGATATTAGCCAGCGAACCGGAACCGCATTTTCAGATAACGCCAGCCTGTTTGCCCGTTCAGCCGCCTCCATGCGTGAGTATGGCTACAGTTCAGAAGAGGTTCTGAAAGTAACCGAAGCTATATCGACAGGACTTAAGCTGTCAGGCGCAAGCACGTCTGAAGCCAGCTCAGTAATCACACAGTTCAGTCAGGCGTTAGCACAGGGTGTTCTTCGAGGCGAGGAATTTAACTCCGTCAATGAAAACGGTGATCGCGTTATTCGTGCACTGGCATCCGGCATGGGTGTCGCCAGGAAAGACTTAAAGGCTATGGCCGATCAGGGACAACTTACCGCCGATAAAGTTGTTCCGGCTTTAATCAGCCAGCTTGGGGCGTTACAGGATGAATATAGCGCGATGCCACAGACCGTTGCATCAGCAACGACCAAAATTGAAAACGCATTTCTGGCGTGGGTAGGTGGTGCAAATGAAGCCACTGGGGCGACAAGCGCGCTAACCGGGGCATTGAATGCGATTTCAGATAATATCAATACCGTTGCCTCTGCTGCTGGCGTGCTGGCGGCCATCGGAGGTTCAAGATTTATTGGCGGCATGATTGGCGATCTTGGAAGCCAGACGGCGCAGTTGGTTGAAGCGAGGAAAAATGAAATAGCGCTCGCCGCCGCAAGGGCAAGTACAGCCACACAATCACAGCGCAAGGCCGCTGCCGATGCTATTGCTGCTGAGCGGGCTTACCAGCTTGCCCAGTCAGAACTTGTGCTGGCAAAGAATACTAATGCTGAGGCTACTGCCACTCAAAATGCCATATCTAAGCGCCGGGCAATGATTACAGCAAATGCGGCACTGGTACAGTCAAACAGAGCCGTTGCAGCCTCTCAGCAGGCACTAAACTCTGCAACATCAGTGCTGGGACTTGTAAAAACAGGCGCTACAGGCCTGCTGGGTCTTGTCGGCGGGTTACCTGGGCTGTTGATGCTGGGGGCCGGTGCCTGGTACACGATGTATCAGAATCAGGAGCAGGCACGTCGCTCCGCCCAGGAGTATGCTGGCCAGATTGATCAAATTAGGCAAAAAACCTCACAAATGTCTCTGACCGAGACGGATGAAAATCGTGGGCAAACCGTTGAGGCTCTCGTTGAACAAAATCGTTTGGTTGATGAGCAAGCCAAAAAGGTTGGTGAGCTGAAGAACCAGATCGACGATTTGAATGCATCGCGTGGAAAACCGGGCATTACCAGCGAGAACGATGCAAATATCCTTAAAGCAATAGCTATTGTTACGGATCAACTCGCTGTTGAAGAAGGAAAATTGAATGACATGCGAGATAAATCTCGCGGCATTCAGCAGGCTCTCGAAGAAATTGAGCGGCGTCGTAATGATTTAATACGCGAACAAGCCTGGCGACAGAATGCGGTATATCAATCGATGATCATGATGAATGGTCAGCATACTGAATTTAACCGTCTGCTGGGTCTGGGAAATCAGCTATTAATGGCCCGGCAAGGGCTGGCTAACGTCCCGCTCAGACTTCCTCAGGCCGACCTCGACAAAAAGCAAACTGATGCTCTCGAAAAGAGTCGCCGGGATCTGAAGTTGTCACGCCTGAAGGGTGAGGCCAAAGAGCGCCTGCGTCTGAGTTATGCAGCCGATGACCTGGGGTTAACCAGTGATCCGCAATTCCAGACAGGCCGTCAGGAGTTTATTAATAACGGTCTTGCTGAATGGCGGAATAATGAGGCCAACAAACCTAAGGCGAAGGGTGGTAAAACCGAAGGCGAGAAAACCGAGGATGTGTATAAGCGCCTTATCAAGCAGCAAAAAGAGCAGATTGCCCTGCAAGGCCAGAATACTGAACTGGCGAAGGTTAAATACCAGGTCAGCCAGGGCGAACTTGCTTCTCTGACAGAAGCCCAGAAAAAGACGGTATTGCAGAATGCTGCGCTGATTGACCAGGTTAAATTACGTGAGCAACTGCGAAATTACGAATCCAACCTTGCCGACAGTAACGCCAGCGCCCGCGCAGCCAATGAAGCGCAACTGCTGGGATACGGGCAGGGAACCAGGTTTCGTGAAAGACTTCAGGAGCAGTTCAATCTGCGTAAGGAGTTTGAGCAGAAGAATACCGATCTTCTCCGCCAGCGTCAGGCTGGTGAAATCGACGAGACGTTCTATCAGCAGGGGCTGGCACTTAATAAGCGCTACCTCGAAGAGCGCCTGCGCGACCAGGAGGGATATTACGCAGCTTCTGATGCGCAGCGTGACGACTGGATGACGGGACTGTCTGAGGGTTATGCGAACTGGGTGGACGAAGCTACTGATTATTCTTCCATGGCCGCTGACGGCATGAAGCAGGCCATGGGTGGCGCGGTCACCACGATCACCGACATGCTCAATGGCAACGTTGACAGCTGGAAGGACTGGGGCGTGAGCGTACTGAAGATTATCCAGAACGTTCTGGTGAACATGGCTGTTGCTAATGGCGTCAGCTCAATTGGATCACTGTTCAGTTTTGGTGCCTCGTCAGCCGCAACCGCCAGCAGCGGTACCGCTATTCAGAATGCTGGCGCGAACTTCACATTTAACGCGAAGGGTAATGTTTACGACTCTCCGTCCCTGAGCGCTTACAGCAATGGAGTTTTCCAGACGCCTCAGCTGTTTGCTTTTGCCAAAGGCGCAGGGATTTTCGGCGAGGCAGGTCCTGAAGCAATCATGCCGCTGACTCGCGCACCGGATGGTTCACTCGGTGTTCGTGCGGTCGGCGCTGGTGGTGGTCAGTCTGTATCTTCGGCGCCACAGGTTTATATCACCATCGATGGCAACGGAAATACCTCCACGCAGACTTCACCCGGCCTTGAGCAATTTGGTGCTGATGTCGGTAAATATGTTGATCAGCGATATAAGCAGAACATCATGCGAGATATTCGCCCTGGCGGTGACATCTGGAACGCAATGAAAGGAACCCGATAAAAATGGCTATCGAAACTTTCACCTGGTGCCCACGAATTAACGCTGAGGCAGATATAAATTTCCGCGTCAGGAAAGCACAGTTTGGTGATGGATATGAGCAGGTTTCAGGGGATGGATTGAATACCAGAACCCAGCAGTGGACGCTCAACTTTACTGGCAACGAAACCTACATTTCCGCCATTAAATCTTTTCTCGACAGGCATGAAGGGACGAAAGCCTTTCAGTGGAAGCCACCGCTCGAACCTTTGGGTTTGTATCGTTGCGAAACATATAAACCCACCGGGCTCGGCGCGGGGAAATTCAACCTTGAAGCAACATTCATCCAGGCATTTAAACCATGAGCTTAAACGCAGACTATCAGAAGCTGGAATCAGGGAACGACGTTCGCCTGATTGAGGTGGACGGTTCTTCTTTTGGACTGACGGACGTTCTCCGGTTTCACAATTACAACATTCCCCACACCGAAGCGGAAATAGTTGCCGCTGGCGGGGATGAGGCCAAGCTCCCGGCGAAACCAATCTGGTGGCAGGGTAATGAATATTCCGCCTGGCCGTATCAGCTGGAAGGGCTGGAGAAATCGACCAGTGGCAGCAATGCGACGCCATCTCTGACGGTCGCGAACATTGAAAGCTCTATTTCTGCCCTGTGTCTTGCGTACGACGATTTGCTACAGGCTAAGGTCACTATTCACGACACAAAGGCAAAATATCTCGACGCGAAAAACTTCGCAGGCGGTAACCCTACAGCAGATCCGACTCAGGAGAAACTTCAGGTCTGGTATATCGACGGGAAAACGACCGAGCTTGCTGGCGAAACCATCGAGTTTGTACTGTCCAGCCCTATGGATCTTCAGGGACAAATGATCCCGACGCGGCAGCTTCATTCCTTGTGTACATGGTGCATTCGTAATAAGTACCGCACCGGCGATGGCTGCGACTATGCCGGTACGCGCTATTTCGACAAAAACAACAACCCGGTAAGCGATCCGTCACTGGATGAATGCAACGGCACGCTGACGGCCTGCAAACTTCGGTTCGGTGAAAGCAACGAACTCTCGTTTGGTGGGTTCCCGGGTACGTCGCTGATCAGGAGCTGATATGCGTCAGAAAACCATTGATGCGATTATGGCGCATGCCGCCGCTGAATATCCTCGTGAGTGCTGTGGTGTGGTGGCGCAGAAAAGCCGCGTTGAACGTTATTTTCCTTGCCGGAATCTTGCCGCGGCGCCGGAGGACAATTTTGTCCTTTGCCCGGAAGATTACGCATCTGCTGAGGACTGGGGTACGGTGGTCGCTATCGTTCACAGCCACCCCGACGCCACCACCCAGCCGAGCGAAACTGACAAGGCCCAGTGCGACCTCAACGGGCTGCCCTGGCACATTGTCAGCTGGCCGGAAGGCGACCTGAGAACCATCATGCCGCGGGGAGAAATTCCTCTCATCGAGCGGCCTTTCGTCCTGGGCGTCTACGACTGCTGGGGGCTGGTGATGAGTTATTTCCGGCAGACGCATGGCATCGAGCTGCATGATTACCGGGTAAATTATCCATGGTGGGAAAATGACTACCCGGACAATTTCTATCAGGAATGCTGGTACGAATGCGGTTTCCGTGAATTTGACGGCCCGCCGCAGCCCGGTGATATGGTGATCATGCAGGTGCAGGCTGATAAGTGGAATCACGCAGGCATCCTGCTGGAAGGCAATATGCTGCTGCACCACCTTTACGGCCACTTGAGCCAGCGCGTGCCGTATGGCGGGTACTGGCAGGAAAGGACGATGAAGGTTCTGCGACATTCGTCCCTATGCTAACCTTTTAGAAAATTCAAAAGGAGAAAGGGAAATGAAGAAGCTGCTTTTAATCATGGCGTTATTTGGTCTGTCTGGGTGTGCTACTGAAGCTGTATTGCCCAGCCAAGCAAAACAAGCGCCAGCAGAAAGGGTGTTAAAGTATCAGCAAACTTTGAAAAATACTGACGCCACGTTAATAGTCGTGCGGGATAAGGGGTATTTAGGTAGTGGGTGCTTTACAGGGGTCTACCTAAATAATGATAAGGCCGCTATTTTAGATCCGGGTGAAAAAGCAGTCTTCCATTTGCCTGCTGGTGAGTGGAGTGTAGCCATCAAGGGAGAAGGCAAAGTCTGTATTTCTGATGCGGTGCCAGTAGGCAGTTACGTTCAGCTAAAGGCAGGAGAAACCAAAGCTGTGCGATTGTTTGCTGATCCCAGCGGGAATGTTGATGTCAAACCTCTGCCATTGCAGTGATCGAATTATTGAATTTATAAACCCACCGTATGGTGGGTTTTTTATGCCTGGAGAATTTATGCAAGAGAATCTGATACGCATTGAGCTTGGAGGAGTGCTGGGGAAAACTTTCGGGAAAACTCATGAACGTTTGGTTCGAACCACTGGAGAGGCTGTTAGAGCCCTATGTTGCACTATACCTGGGTTTGAAGCATTCCTGAATAACAGCAAAAGTAGAGGGTTGACCTATGCAGTCTTTAAAGGCAAAAAAAATATTGTTCAAGATGATTTAGGTCTTCCTGTTTCAGAATCTGTTGTGCGGATAGTCCCAGTGGTGATTGGTAGTAAAAAGGCTGGGGTGTTACAAACTATTTTAGGGGCTGTTCTCGTTGTAGCAGGGGTGATAGTAACAGGTCTTTCTTGGGGATATGCCGCCCCAGTTGGTGGCGCAATGATTAGTTCAGGCATCGGACTAATGGCAGGTGGAGTAATTCAGATGCTCTCTCCACAAACCGCTGGGCTGGCCAGCAAACAGGATGCAGATAACCGGGCCTCTTATGCGTTTGGTGGCGTAACGAATACCGCAGCGCAGGGATATCCGGTGCCGCTGTTATACGGCCGCCGGCGAATCGGCGGGGCGATTATTTCTGCCGGGATTTACGTCGAAGATCAGCAGTAAAAATAAACCTTTCATTCAGGCCACCTTCGGGTGGCTTTTTTTATGGGCGCAATATGGCAACTGCAACCGCAATAAGGGGCCGCAAGGGTGGCGGCTCTAAATCTCGCACGCCTACTGAACAGCCTGACGATCTCCAGTCTGTTGCAAAGGCAAAAATATTAATCGCGCTGGGGGAAGGTGAGTTCTCAGGACAGTTAACCGGTAAAGACATTTATCTTGATGGTACCGCTATTGAGAATGCTGACGGCTCCCAGAACTTCAGCGGTGTTACCTGGGAGTTTCGTCCCGGCACCCAAGCGCAGAAATACATTCAGGGTATCCCCGGCACCGAAAACGAAATCAGCGTGGGGACTGAAGTTTCCAGTGCTACCGCCTGGACCCGTACGTTTACCAATACCCAGCTTTCTGCCGTTCGTGTACGCCTGAAGTGGCCTTCACTTTACCAGCAGGAAGACGACAGCGATCTGGTCGGCTATTCGGTTAAATATGCGATTGACCTGCAGACCGACGGCGGCGCCTGGCAGACGGTACTGAATACCAGCGTAACCGGTAAAACCACATCCGGTTATGAGCGCAGCCACCGTATCGATCTCCCGCAGGCCGGCAGCACCTGGACGCTTCGTCTGCGTAAAATCACCGCTGACGCGAACAGCGCGAAGATCGGCGACACGATGACGCTGCAGAGCTTCACCGAGGTGATTGACGCCAAGCTGCGCTATCCGAACACCGCGCTGCTGTACATCGAATTCGACTCAAGCCAGTTCAATGGCTCTATTCCCCAGATTTCATGCGAACCGCGCGGCCGCGTTATCCGCGTGCCGGATACCTACGATCCGGAAACACGAACCTACAGCGGGACCTGGACGGGGGCGTTTAAGTGGGCATGGACTGATAACCCGGCATGGATTTTTTACGACCTAGTGGTGACCGACCGCTTCGGGCTGGGTGATCGCCTGACGGCGGCGAATATCGATAAATGGACGCTCTATCAGGTGGCGCAGTACTGCGATCAGATGGTGCCGGACGGTAAAGGCGGCAGCGGTACCGAGCCCCGATATACCTGTAACGTCTATGTTCAGGAACGGAACGATGCTTACACCGTTCTGCGTGATTTTGCTGCCATATTCCGGGGCATGACCTACTGGGGCGGTGATCAGATTGTTGCGCTGGCGGATATGCCGCGGGATGTGGATTACAGCTATACGCGCGCCAACGTTATCGACGGCCGATTTACCTACGCAAGCAGCACCACGAAAAGCCGCTACACCACAGCGCTGGTTTCATGGTCAGATCCGGGTAACGCTTATGCCGACGCGATGGAGCCGGTATTTGAGCAGGCGCTGGTGGCGCGGTACGGCTTCAATCAACTGGAAATGACAGCCATCGGCTGCACCCGGCAATCTGAGGCGAACCGTAAGGGGCGCTGGGGCATTCTCACCAACAACAAGGATCGTGTCGTTTCTTTCGATGTCGGCCTGGACGGGAACATCCCGCAGCCGGGTTATATCATCGCCGTGGCAGACGAGATGCTCTCCGGCAAGGTTATGGGCGGCCGCATCAGCGCCGTTAACGGTCGCGTTATCAAACTTGACCGCGTGGCAGATGCAGCGGCAGGGGATCGCCTTATTCTCAACCTTCCCTCCGGAGCGTCACAGAGCAGGACCATTCAGGCGGTTAACGGGGAATCGGTCACAGTCACCACCGCGTACAGTGAGACGCCTCAGGCCGAAGCTGTCTGGGTGGTTGAGTCAAACGAACTCTATGCGCAGCAGTATCGTGTTGTGAGTGTCGCTGATAACGATGATGGCACTTTCACCATTACCGGTGCATGGCACGATCCGGATAAATATGCCCGAATCGATACCGGAGCCATCATTGACCAGCGGCCGGTGAGCGTGATCCCGCCGGGCAACCAGTCGCCGCCTGCGAACATCGTGATCAGCTCGTTTTCTGTGGTGCAGCAAAATATCAGCGTCGAAACGATGCGCGTGAGCTGGGACCAGGCGCAGAACGCTATCGCCTATGAAGCGCAATGGCGCCGCAACGACGGGAACTGGGTTAACGTGCCGCGCAGCTCCACAACGTCATTCGACGTACCGGGGATATATGCCGGGCGCTACCTGGTGCGCGTGCGCGCCATCAATGCCGCAGAAATTTCTTCCGGGTGGGGCTATTCAGAAGAGAAAACGCTGACCGGTAAAGTGGGCAATCCGCCGAAACCGGTCGGCTTCATCGCTTCTGATAATGTGGTTTTCGGTATCGAGCTGAGCTGGGGATTCCCGGCGAACACCGACGACACGCTGAAGACGGAAATTCAGTACAGCCTGACGGGTACCGAAGAGGATGCGATGCTGCTGGCCGATGTGCCTTATCCGCAGCGCAAGTATCAGCAGATGGGCCTTAAGGCAGGGCAAATTTTCTGGTACCGCGCGCAGCTGGTGGACCGCAGCGGCAACGAATCAGGGTACACAGAATGGGTGCGCGGGCAGGCAAGTATAGATGTTTCTGATGTCTCCAGTGTGATTTTGGAGGACATGAAGGAATCTCAGACGTTCAAAGACCTGATCGAGAGCGCAGTGGACGGCAATGCAAAAATTGCTGGTATGGCTGACGATATCAAACAGGCCAACGATGAACTGGCGCAACAGGCGCAGGAAATCGCCAAAAACGCCCAGGATATCGGGAAGGTTCAGACCAGCGTTACAAACCTGTCGAGCACGGTCGGAGGTGTGTCTTCTTCTCTGAGCGAGCTTGAGCAGACCGTTGCGACGGCTGATACCGCGCTGGGCCAGCGAATCGACAGCATCAGTGTGTCTATGGACGGCATGGCGGGGGGAGTGAAGAACTCAGCCATCGCGATTATTCAGGGCAACCTGGCGCAGGTGGCCGCGCGCAAAACGCTGTCGGCATCGGTCGCCGGTAACAGCGCGCAGCTGGATCGCATTGATGAGGTGATCGTCAACGAGAAGGAGGCAACGGCGCGTTCGCTGCTGAGTGTGCAGGCGGAAGTCAACGGGAACAAGGCATCCATCAACAGCCTGAACCAGACGTTCTCCGATTACCAGCAGGCCACGGCCACGCAGATAAACGGCATTACGGCGACCATCAACGGACATACCTCAGCCATTACCACTAACGCTCAGGCCATCGCGAACGTTAACGGGGATCTGAAGGCGATGTACAGCATCAAGGTTGGCGTCTCCAGCAACGGTCAGTATTACGCGGCTGGGATGGGGATCGGCGTTGAGAATACGCCTTCTGGTATGCAGTCGCAGGTTATCTTCCTGGCTGACCGCTTCGCCGTAACGCACCAGGCCGGAGCCACGGTGACCCTTCCGTTCGTTATTCAGAACGGGCAGGTGTTCATCAGAGAAGCGCTGATAGGTGATGGCACCATCGGCAACGCCAAGATCGGCAACTACATCCAGTCCAATAACTATGTCGCTGGCTCAGTCGGGTGGAGGCTGGATAAGGGCGGTACGTTTGAGAACTACGGTTCGACAGCTGGTGAGGGGGCGATGAAGCAGACTAATCAGACGATTAGTGTCAAGGATGCCAACAATGTGTTGAGGGTGCAGATCGGGAGAATTACGGGAACATGGTAACGGGAGGCCTCTTACGGGGCCTCTTTTTTTCAGGAGAACTGGATGGCGGAATATGGTGTTCAGACATGGGACGCATCAGGCAAGGTAAACAACTATGGCGTTAAACCTGTCAGCGTTTGTGGCTATCTCCAGCTGGCCCAGAACCAGAAAACAGGCTCTTACACAGTAGCGCTTCCACCGGGTTGCAGGCTGACCTATTTTCAGAGCATGAACGGCGATCAGTTTGGTACGAGTCGGAGGAAGATCACCATTTCGGGGGGAACAGCAACAGTGTCAGCAGCAGGTGATACCGACTACTCAGCAGGGACTGAGCCTGCGGCAGCGGCTTATCTCATTTTCCAGATCGAGAGGGCATAAATGGCGGAGTATGGCGTTTTACTGACGACCACGAGCGGGGAAGTATGGGTGACCGCGAACAGCTCGCCAATCGCTCTTCAGGCGCGAAAGACAGCGGCACTTCAGGGAACATCGGGGTTCAATACCAAAGTGACGCACACATTCCCCGCAGGTCAGCCCGTTGTCGCGTTCGTTCATTGCACGGTTGAGGTCGAAATCACTCAGACGATAAGCGGGAACACCATCACGATTGATTTTCTCAGACCGAACGCAACCGGCACAGCGTACGTTTATTTTTTCTCTATTTTCCCGCAGACAAAGCCAGACTACGGGCTGGCTGTGTGGGATGCATCAGGGACGCTGATTTTAACAAACGAAACGCGCACACTGAGCGATGTAATCACCCTCGGTACAGCCGGGGTGGATGCCAGCTCAGGATATAACATCAATACAACTCTGGCGGGGAAGTGGGCCTGTATGCCTGCCATGCTGGGGCTAATTACCGGGGTTGTATCCGCCGGCGGTCAGCCGCAGCCCTACTCGGCCATATACAAAAGCATGGCAAAGCTTGAGGGAAGCAATACGCGGATATTCGCCAGGCCGCAGACAACCCCCGGCGGCAATCTTCAGAACGTTACGTATTCGAATCTGAGGAACGTGATTATGGCCATTAACTGCGCCAATTATGATTGATCGTTTTTAGCGATCAATTTCGAATAATTGATCTATCAAATCAATTATATCCCATTGATTCATATTGTTATTGTGTAGCTTCATGAATGCCCTGGGATATAACCACTATGAAAAATATGATTCTTTGCCTGGCGGTAGCGGTATTGCTCTCCGGTTGCGCTGGCGTTATTGAGAAGCAGCAACCCGTATGCACCGGAAGAGCCCTGGTCGGCGGACAGGAAAGCAGCGTCCAGATCTACGGAGTCCGTAAACAAAACAATCAGACGCAGTACCGCGCCGGTTATCCCTTTAACTGGTCATGGGTGAGCGCCAACACATTCACCAGCACCACCTGCCACTAACCCATTCAGTTTTGAACAAACCCCGCTCCGGCGGGGTTTTTTATTGCCTGGAGAAAATATGCTTTATAACACTGGCACCATCGACATTAACGGAAATACAGCCACCGGCACCGGTACGAACTGGACGGCGCCAGCCAGCCAGATTCGGGTTGGCCAGACGTTGTTTGTTCTTTCTAACCCGGTACAGATGTTTCAGATCACCGCCATCAACAGCGCGACGTCACTGACGATTACACCCGCTGCGTCTCCGGCTCTGAGCGGCCAGAAGTACGGCATTCTTGTTACTGATAGTCTCTCGGTCGACGGCCTGGCGCAGAGCATGTCTCAGCTGATCAACGAGTACGACGAGAACATCGGCGCGTGGGAGACGTTCGCCACCACCTCAGCAAACCAGAGCATCACGGTTACCATCAACGGCACCCCTGTAACGATCCCCGGCATCGGTAAACTGGCTCAGAAAGGGAGCAACGGTGCGCTTGCTGTCGCAGACGGCGGAACCGGCGCAACGAATGATGCAGACGCTCGCACAAACCTCGGTTTGGGAAGCTCTGCAACAAAAAACACAGGAACAACGAGCGACAATGTCATGCAGCCCGGCATGTTTGGGCTTGGTCGTCCGGATGGGGCATTAATATTCAACACAACGAGCCAGGATGATCTTCTTGTTGGATTGACAGGGTATGGGCTTACGGTTCTTCGAAATAATGCACAGATACCAGAGCCATGGAATATATGGAACTATTCACCGACAATATTTGCCCGGACAGGTGATACGTATAGCCTTTTTTCAATGCCTTTTCAGTCATCTGGCAAAGTTCGTATTTTTGGTGGTGCAGCAGCAACTGGATGGAATCACAGCAGGATATTATACGATGATAAAAACACAGTCGTGGATAGCAATGGCTTTATAAAGCAGGCATCCCCGGTCGTCAAAATCTTCACTGATGGTAAGTATGAAACTAACGACGAATCAGAAGGCGTCACGGTGACTCGTCTGGATGTCGGGCAATATCTTATTGAAGGCTGTAAAGCACTCAATTCAGACGCTGCCTGGGGCGGTATCGACGGAGGATTTGAAATCCCCACAGACAGGAATAAGCAACCGCTCATATGGCTGGATTATGAGGTTAGCGCGGATGGTTCTGTGCTGGTGAAAACCTACCACCGAACTCACCCTGATGCGCCAGCATTTGCCAGGAATGAGCGTGATGGATTGGCAGATGGTGAGCCGGTTGACATCCCGGCTCATCAGTTCGTCAGCGTTCGTGTAGAAATGCCAGCTGACAGCATCTGGAATCAGAAACAAGCGGAAGAGGCTTTAAAGCAGGAACAGGGCTCGTAAAAAACCGCCGCCCATTTTGTGTAAGAATGAGCGGCGGCTGATTGCTCAGTGTTCATGCCCGAGCAAACGTCGGGAATATTACCCGAACAATATCTACAGGCCAACCTGGCGAACGGTCGGGAACTCAGAAACCAGCCACATATCGGACTCTTCAAACATCTCCTCCAGCAAGCGGTTCAGTTTTTCCCGATCGCTTTTGCTGGCATTGCTGTTCAGGCCGTTCGCCTGCATCGGCTTCACCTTCACTTCGGCATCAGGGAAAATCTGGTGCACCCGCTTCGTCAGCTCGGCCAGTATGATTCCTCTGGCACCTTCGAGCCCCTCAACATTGCGTTTGTCATAAACCAGTTCAACAAACATACCGATCCTCTTATAAGTGAAAACTGCCTGTGCTTGATCTGTTTTCGTGAAAATACTACTGTATATGCATACAGTCAATGAGCGAATGAGGGTGCGTTTATGCCTCGTCAACCGAATATTCGTGCTGCTTTTATTGCGGCCATAGAGCTTAACCCAAAGGGCTACCGCTACCTGAGAACAGACCGCTTCATACAAAAGTTGCGTGGTTTTAACTGGCACTTTACCCGTGACGATGCAAACAAGTGGATAGAGCGCAACCAACCTGGTTTCGCTGATAAAACGACAGACGGTAGCGAAAACCGTTACTGGATCTTGCGTAACATGGGGAGGGTTCACTAATGGGATTTGCATCACCTGCGACTGATTACGTCGAGCGCCAGCTCACTCCCGAAATACTGTGTCACATGGGCGCTGATAGCAGGGTGCTCGAAACTGATATGGGGTTTGCGGTCATAGAGCCAGCAACGAAAAAGACGCCTGGAGATGTGTTGTTAATTTTGTGCGACGGCCACACACAATTTGCAAAACTCATGGGCAAGGCGCTCATTACGGATGATGGTGAAGCGATTGAGGGAGCAGCGCTTGAAGAAGTGGAAGTGCTGGGTAGGGTGACATTCTTCATCAATCGTGCATTAGATGATGATTGCCCTGCAATATAGATAAATTTCCCATGCTTCACTGACGAATAACCAGCCATAAGCGGCTGGTTTTTTTTGTGTGGTTTTGGTCGGCACGATAGGATTTTTCCTCCATCGCATGATGGCCATCCTTAAAGCTCAAAGGAAGTTTATCATTATCACTTCTTCAAAATCGCATTCCCCAAAATAAAAGCTAAGCGAATGAAAAATATAGTGAAAATTAAGAATGAAAATGCAATAAAATCAGCCAGAAAAACATGGTTAACTGGCTGATTAATAACATTTAATTGGAGGTTGTAGAACTCTGTTTCTGGAACAGTTCCCGGAATACCGGATAGATGTCATCCTGGTCACGAATATGCTGCATCGCAAAGTTATCAAACATCGCTTGCAGATGCTCATACTCGCGCCACAGCGTCTGGTGGGCGCGACGGGTAATTTCAATGTAACTGTAGTAGCGCACCACCGGCAGGATCTTCTTCGCCAGAATTTCATGACACAGGGGCGAGTCATCCGCCCAGTTATCGCCATCCGATGCCTGGGCGGCGTAGATGTTCCACTGCGCCGGGTCGTAGCGCTCCTTCACCACCTCATCCATCAGCTTCAGGGCGCTCGACACGATGGTGCCACCGGTCTCCTGCGAATAGAAAAACTCATGCTCATCCACCTCCTTCGCCTGAGTGTGATGGCGGATGTAGACCACCTCCACGTTCTTATACGTTCTGCTCAGGAACAGATAGAGCAGAATATAAAAACGCTTAGCCATATCCTTGGTGGCCTGATCCATTGAACCTGACACGTCCATCAGGCAGAACATCACCGCCTGGCTGGAAGGCTCCGGACGTTTTTCGTAGTTCTTATAGCGCAGGTCGAACGTGTCGATAAACGGCACCCGGTCGATCTTCGCCCGCAGTTCGGCAATCTCTTTTCGCAGGCGCTCCTCTTCCAGTAGTTGCGCCGGTTCGGTGTTTTCCACCACTTTCAGGTTGGTTTCCAGCTCGCGCAGTTCGCGACGTTTGCCTGCCGTCATCGCCGTGCGTCGCGCCAGCGAGTTTTGCAGTGAACGCACCACGCTGATGTTGGCGGGCACCCCGTTTGCGGTATAACCCGCGCGATGGGTTTTGTATTCGTTGAGCTGACGGTGCTGATTCTTTCTCAGATTCGGCAGGGCCAGATCCTCAAACAGCAGGTCGAGATATTCGTCTTTTGAAATCTGAAAGACGAACTCATCCTGGCCTTCACCGTCCTGGCTGGCCTGTCCCTGACCGCTGCCAGAACCGCCGCCTCCGCCTTGTGGCCGCTCGATTCTGTCATTCTGGACGAAGTGGTCATTACCTGGGTGCACGCGATGGCGAAGACCGCCACGCCCCTGATGAAACATCGGTTCGCTGATGTCATCGTTGGGAATGGAGACGGATTCGCCGCTGTCGACGTCGGTCACCGAGCGTTTGTTGATGGCCTCGGAGATCGACTGTTTAATTTGCGCTTTATAACGGCGCAAGAAGCGCTGGCGATTCACCGTGCTCTTGTTTTTGCCGTTAAGACGCCGGTCAATAAACCAGGTCAT